TCATAATTTTGGGTACTATATCTTACAGGAGTATAATCAAATGATAAATTTTCAAGTGGGTATGCTTGAGCTAAACTTTGAGTAGTTACAATTAAAGTAGAACCACTAAATTCACCATCATAAAATTCATCTTGAGAATCGTGTAATACTAATACTGAACCGGAAATGGTTTGAATGTTTTCATACCAACTTTGGGTAATACCAAATATATTTTGAGGTCCTGTTCCATTTGGTCCATAAGGAGAAGTATTAACCCCATTAAACGGTTCAAATACACCTCCAGTACCACCACTAAAATTTTCTATAGTTCCAGGTTGGTAATCATTCCATTGTGGGGCAATAGTACCAGATACTTCAATATTTTGAAAAACAAGTGGAATATTATTTTGAGATCCACTAGAAGCATATGCTATAGTAGAGTTTATATTTGCTTGTGGTTGTGGATATTTATTTCTTTCTAAAAGTGTTTGTTTAATAACAACACCCGAAGCAAGACTTGTACGTGCAGGTACAAAGTCTTTTATCATTTTAAACAATGAATTATCAAAAAACTTAATTAAACGAATATAGTCGTTTAAATCATAGTTTGAAGTATATTTTTCAAAATACTCATTGCGTAAAGCATCTAAGTCAGGGTATGAAGTAGCTGAAGATGAACGTTGTCTTGGGTCTCCAATAAATTCACCTATGTTAAAATATCCGATTTGGGATATAATATCTTCATTAATTTCATCTTGTGGTGCAAATGCTACCTCAAGTAAATTTGTATTTGCAGTGTAGCTTTGACTAGCAGCTACATTTTGAGATAATAATCTAAATGGTGATAATGTATTACCAGAAGGTATAACATTATCTTCTAAACGTATTTTATCAGATATAGCGTTTTTAATACCAACTACAGGTTGATCAAAGAAGAAATGTTCTGTATTAGATACAAATGTAGGAGTTGAAGAAAATGAAGCACTACTATTACCAACAAATGAACTAGTTGTAACCCAAGAACCTGTAATTTTAGGGTGTACTGAAAGGGATCCGGTGTAAAGTTCACCTCCTAAAGTTAACCTAAATGCAAGTTGATCAGGTGAACTATTAATTGAGTTTCCTTCACTTGAATAAGGATTCATAATGTAATCCTTAAATATGTTTTCACCTAGTACTGTATTATAGTAACGAACTTCTTGAAGATACATTTCTGTACCTTGAGGCATAAATTGAGAACCTGTGGCTGAAGTCCAAACTGTACTACTTACAGTTACTGAAGAAGTAGCATAGAATCCTAATTGGGTTCCATTTTCACCTCCTTCATAAATGTTATTTCCGGCATGTAATTTAAAATCATTTCCATTACGGGTTGCCATTACTGACCACCAACCTTCATTTGCAAATGGTAAATATATACTTGCTGATAAAGATGGATTACCTGATAAATCAGGGAAGAAATCTAAATGGGTATATTGGTAATATGGATCAATAATAGAGCCTGAATAAGAACTACTAACAAGACCAGAACCAGTATAACGTAATTGAATTCTTGAATTAGTATTGGTTTTCCAAAGACCCACAGAAGCAGATCCACTTATAGTAGATAAACTTGGAACTTTAAATCTAAATTCTAAGGTAGAAGGAACATTATTTGCTGAGTTCCAATTTGAGTTAAGAATCCAATTTGTGCTAAAAGTATTACTTCCTGTATTATGGTAGGCATAATTAAAAGTATTTTGCCAATCATCCCAATCGTTTGTGTTTGATTTATCTTTACCTCCGAATTCATTAATTCTTAATACAGTATCAGGAATACCATATGAAGTAATAAGCGTGCGCAAAGCAGGTAATGTACCTTTTGCCTTCAATAGGTATGGTAAATTATGATAAATTCGTTTATATAACGACTTATTTACGTCGTCTAACGGTATATAATCGTTAGAGGCAGATATTAAAGTATCAATATATTCAAACCCACTAGGAGTTGGAAGTGAACCTGTAATATTAGGGAATGGGAATAAACCACCTTGAGGAGTTAAACCTAAAAATGCTGTGTATAAATCGTCGTTTGAAAAATTATTTTGGTATAATTTAATTCCAAAATCACGAATAGCATCAGCAACTATATCCTTTGAAATGCCATACTCTAAGCGGTTGTCTGCATTGTATTTTTGAGTAACGTCTTTATAATAAATCCAAATATTATCATAAAATTGACCCACCATTTCAACAAATATTTGATATGGTTGGTTTTGAGGGTCTTCTCTTAAATATTCTGGGATTGAATAGTAAAGATTATTTGGGTTAGTATTGTCAAAATTAGAGGCTGAAAGAGTTATTCCTCCATAGTTGGGATTATTTTCATCTGAACTACCAAACCAATTTATTACTGCGGCACTACCTGTTGTAGCTAATTGGTAGGGAGGTTGGGAAGTTGTTTTTGGCCAAGCCCATGAACCACTAGAATAATATAAATAATATTCGTAATCATCAAAATTAGTTATAATATTACTAGTTAGTGATTCATATACTGCTATACTAGCACTTGGATTATTATTAGTAGTATTATTTAAAATAGCAATAGAGGAAGAATAATCTTCCAATAAGCTCATTTTATAATAAAAATTTTCTAAGCGAGCTTCAACAGAGCTAAAGTGAGTAAAATCACTAAAATTTGTATAATCTACATTTATATCAAGTCCTTTTTCTTCAAGTAAACTTTTTAATTGGTTTTGAGAACTGGTTAAGGAGGTTAAAGTTAAAGAAGTATAATCTAAAGTTGTTGTAGAGTTATTTATTTGATCTTTTAGATCTAAATTAAAATTAGGACCACTTAAAGGAATAGTGTCTACAATCGTAATAGGTTCAGGATCAAAAGTAACTTGATATGCTATAGACTCTTCAATTTGGGTTACAATCCATAATGTAGAATTTAAATTAAATTGAGCTGGGAGGGCTTCATATAATTTAATTAATAGAGTTGGATTAGTAGGGTCTTGATTATCTAATTGGATATTATTAGCTATTACTAATTGATTTTCTCCGAAATTAAGATAAAAATCAAGAAAATAAGGACTATCTTCTCTTTGTTGAATTAAAGAATTAGCTTGTTCAACTATATCTTCATTAGTTAATGATGTACTATCTAAACGAATTTCAGTACGATCTGAAGATATTTCAGAAATGTAAAGTTGTTGGAGATTAGATCCTACTTGACGATTTAAAAAATTAAAATAAGTATTATAAATCCCTTGAGAATATCCTTCATTTACTAGTATTGATTCAGGATCTAATTGAATAGTAGAAATAGAATTTTCTAATCCTGCTGATTGTCCATCTGCCAATACAGTGTATTGGGTAAAATTGTAATTAGAGGATAAAATATTTTTACTATTATCATATATAAAAGATTCTATATAACTACTTGCAGATAAAAGAGTACCTACAGAAAAAGAGGAAATTAAATTAGCATCCTGCGTTTTGTAGGTTTGAGATGTAAAATCTTGAGCATTTATTTGTACAGTTTCTGCTGCCATTATTGTGGATTAGCTAATGTTGTTCCTGTTTGTAATTCTACTACTTGTCTTTGGGCATCAAGTAAATCTGTTCTTAATTGGGCAATTTCTGCTTGTAAAGCAGCTATTTCTTCTTGGTTAGCCTCAAAATTAATATATTCACTACTTGTTTTAATCAAATATTCATGTGAATTAGTTTCACCTAATTCGGGTATATTATAAAAAAGCTCATTGTAAAGGGCAAAGAACTCTTCAGTGGTAGGTTGTTCTGCTATCCTTTCTTGAATAGTTTGAACACCCAATTCTTTAAAAGACGTATCTATAACTTTAGTATACTGTCTTTTATCATATACTTGTTTTTGTAAGTTTATGCTTTCACTCATCCGTTAATAACTTTAAAGTAATAGCTATCATCATAAATTATTGTAGAACCCTGGATAGTTGTTTTAATTAAAATTTTATAATATCTTTCAGGTTCTAAACCACTCATATAAACATCAAAATAGTTACCAGTTGAATCGGCACTAATTTGAGTATAATTGTTATCGAAGTTAACAACATACTCGTTAGTATCCAAGTCTTTTATTGCATAATACGAAGCAGTTGGTAAATAATTTAAATTAGTGTATAAAGATGATGTTTGATATGCTCTTGCTGGGTATAAAGGGCTTACATTAATATAAAATCTATTTACACTTTCAGGGAAGAAAACACCTGGGTTCTCAGCTAGGGACATTTTAATATTAGATGTAGTAACTATATTTGTACTAGCTCCCGTTAATACAGTTGAGTAATCTCTCCATCTAAATTCTAGAGTTGGGGGATATATTGTATTTGTATCAACGCTATAGAATTTGAATATAGGTTGAACATACTCACTAGGGTTAAATTCTTGTGATCCTGTAAGTTTAATTAAAAAGCCATAGTTTGGAATAGATGAACTATACCAAGCATTTACTGTATTGCTAGTGTTTATTTCTATATCTTTTACATCACGTAAAGCAAAAGATTCAGTAACTAAATAAGTAGAAGAAGTATACCAATTTCCTCCTCCTTGGGTGGCGTATACTGTACTAAATGAACTAGTATAGTATCCTCCTGAATTACTTCCGCTTAAAGACCAGGCATTTGATCCTGAAAAAGAAGAATAAGTCCAAGAAGCTCCGTCTTCAACAATTGGATTATCTAAAGTATACCCAGTACCGTTGTTCCATTCTTGGGCAATTGGTCGAATTTCTAGTTTGGTTGATTGATTAAGCCCTTGAGCTTCTGCTATGAAATTTTTTAAATAAACAGTGTAACTATCTCCAGATATTTTATTATTGATTATATCTTGAATTTCACTTGTTGAAAATTGGATTAAGTATCTAGCTACATTGGGTAATCCATCAAGGTCTAATCTATTAGAGGCTTCTAAAATAGCATCTAACCCTGTGTTCATTGTTGGGTAAGCAGAATATAGAGTGGCGTCTTGGGTAGGAAATAGTTTATATACAGCCATTTATATATTTTATTATAAATATAGCGTTATAAAGGAACTACTTTACCTTTTATGTCATTATTAGGGTATCTTATTTCAAAAATGCTAGGATCTAATGAAGGATAAATTACTTGATTTTGAGTTGCTCCGGTTATATCATAAGCATATTGTGAATACCCTAAAACAGTTCCTGCTTTATTTGATATAGAAATATTTTTAACAGATTGAACTCCTGAAATTCTATCGAGAAGGATATAAAGATCACGAAGTAAAATTGGTTGGTTAATTTGCCATTTTGAAATGTTAAAATAATCTTGTAAAGCAGTAATACAAGCTAATAACACTTCATTATTATTATATTCAGGTAAAACTATAATTTCAAAATCAACACCAATATTAATAATAAATGCATTCCTAATTTCAATGTTATCCCCAATCATTCTATATTGGGACATATAAGTGCGTAAATTATTTTTCAAAGTAGTACTAGCATAATCTAGTTGACCTTGGGCATTTAAAGATAAAACATATAAATTAAGGGTTTCAATAGTTGAAACTTGATTATCTGTTAATTTAGGTTGTTCAATGAATGCTTTAGAAATAGCACCATAATCAGAAGGCATACTTAAAGCACGAATTAAATAGTCATCTGCTGTAACTGATCGTTTTTGGGAGGCAATCAATGCTAAAGTATTTTGGCGTATTTCTTCTAATGTGTCTCCTCCTTTACCTCCACTAGCAGCTACAGTATTATTAGTAGTTAAAGAATTAAAAATATAGTTAGCTGTAGTGCTATTTAAATTTATATTATTAAAACGAGTATTACTTTTATTTAGATTTGTTAATACCCCAGAATTAACATTAGAATTAACACCACCACCCGTCAAATATCTTACAGTTAAAGTAGTGTTTGAAGGTGCAATACCATATGTTCCTGTAAATAGAAAATTTGTAGGTGAATATGCTGTGGTAAGTTTATCTTGTTCAAATGGTAGACCAATACCTACGTTATCGGCATTTGGAGTAATTTCTTCAGTTACATCTGATGGGTTACCAGATCCAAACTGGAGTTGGAGGTTATTTAGAGAAGTAAATCTAGTTGCAAAACGACGAGCTACTTTCTTTAAACGAAGTAAATAAGGAGTATCTCCGTTTACATTTGGATCATTTACATTTGTGTTTTTAATAGTATCTAAAACCATTTCTTGACCTAAATGGTCTACTTCATACCATTTGTTACCGTCTGAATCAGTAACATCTAATATTTTGATGATGTTAGGATCATTTATATCAACTGTAGAAAATTGTTCTGCAGCCCCAAAAGAAAAATTTAAAGTTTTAACTTCAGCTGAAATGGCTTTTCTAGTTTTTTCAAGTAAATAATATTGAGGAATATTTCCTGCTATTTGGTATACTGAAACATTGGTTGGATCTTGGGAACTAGAAACTGAGAAATCAACTTTATCTTGGATTAAAAATGATATATTATTTGGGGTTGAAATAGTGCTATTTCCTTCTACAACTAAAGCATAGTCATAATCAGGAACATACTGACCACCAACTAATTTAGAAGGTAATTGTTGATAAAAAGTAATAAGAGTTTGTGCTACACCTGTTGTCTTTGGTTTATAACCAAACATATATGCTAATTCAAATACATTATTTGTTTGTTGGGCATATTGAACAAATGTTTCTTGAAATTGGTTGTCTAAATAGAAACTTAAAACATCCCCCACATATGCAGCTTGTTCCATAAACATCATACCTGGTGATGTTGCAGAGAAATCATTGTAGGTTTGAGGGAAATATGTTCTAGCATATTCTATTAAACGTGCTCTGAAATCTGAGAAGTCACGATTAATGTATTTTATGTCTCTATTTGTTGTAGCCATTTTAGAATTGGAATGTTAAATTTCCATTAATGTTGGAATTTGGTATATAGTATTTTAATTGGATTATTATAGTATTATAATCTTGTTGGTTAGTTAGTACTTGCAAAGAATCAATTCGAACCATTGGGAATGCAGTTTCTAACTTAGATTGAACAAAAGATTTAACATTTTCTACAGTTATATCAGATATTTGTTCAAATAAAAAACTTCTTAATCCCGCACCAAACGTTGGGTTTAAAGGAATTTCTCCAGGATTAGTTAAAAAGTAGTTAATTAAATTAGTTTTAACTGCTTCTTGAGTAGTATATGTTGAACTAAATACACTAGTATTATTGAAAGGAATGCTAACCCCTAAACCAACTGTTGGGTTTAAATTAGCAGGGGCTATCTGTTGTTGATTAAATGGCATTATTTGCTATTCAATAAATTCATAATTTGATCCATTCCTACTTCACCAGCACCTAAATTACCATTTACAGGGTCACTTACTTGTGGTCTAAATGGAACTGCATCTTGTGAAGTAAAACTTAAAGCAGTTTCACCTAATACATCAGCATATTTAGATCTTAAATCCATTGTAGGTTGGGTAAATGTAGGTTTAGGTGTATCTATTGTTTGAATAGATTCCTTTACAATTGTTTTTGGAGTACGAACTGCTTCCAAAAGAATATCTTTTAATTCCTCTTGGATTGCTTCTCGTACAGCTTCTTTAATTAATTTTTTTAATCCGTCGGTTTTCATATGGTTATAAATATTAAATTAGTCAGCTTTTAAATTATTTTGCTGAATGTAAAATACTAGTTCGTCTATTAATATTTGGTCAATTGAACTAAATGACCATTCTCCCTGTAACATTACTACACCTTGTTTATTACGTGCAATAGCTCGTCTACGTTTTAGGGTATTTGGAGAATTTTCTGTTTCAACACCCATTTCAAATCCATTTACATTTGTAACTACAGGAGATAATTGAGTGGATTGTTGAACAGTTAAAGCAGTTAATTCAAGTGAAACTCTTTCTTGATCAGCATTAGGATAACATTTTTGAACTAATTTATCAAGTAGATTAAGTAATTGAATTGCTTGAGCTAACACTTGACGTAGAATAACCAATATAGATAATATACCTGCGTTAACTGATTTTAATTGGGATATTCTTTTGTCTAAAATTCTATTAGCCTCATTTGCAGCTGGTGGTACAGGGGTAAGGATAGCTATTTGGGCTCTTAAAGATATTTCTAATGCTTGAATAAGCCCTCCAGTAATACCTAAAGCAATTGTAGTAGCATCAATTGTTTTTAAACTATTATTTAATTGTTTAACTAGTTTGTTTTTTCTATTAATTAAATTAGTCAATTCAGCTTGTGTAGGACAAACTGCTTGATCTAAAAGTTTTGGGAGTTGTTCAGCTTTATAATTTGAAACCTGTGTTAAACCAAAACTAGCAACCATAGTTAATACCGCGGGAATTAAAGTATTTTTTAAAGTATTAACTTGGTTAGATAATTTTTCTTCAGCGTAGTATGAAAGATCTTTTTTATTTCTAGAAATTTCTTG